CTGCAACAGTTGGTATCACAAACTCAACTACTCAAACAGAAAACGTAGTAGAGGCTTTTGAACTATGTCCTTCATCTTCTTATATGGTGTTTGATAGTGCATACAAGTATATGTTTGACAAATATAATGATGTATATAGATTTGTACCACTGAATGGTGATACTGCTGGTCTTTGTGCATTTACTGATAATGTCAGAGATGCTTGGTTCTCTCCTGCTGGATACAATAGAGGTAGAGTAAGAAACGCAATCAAACTCTCATTTAATCCAACAAATGCAGAAAGAGACATTCTATATCGTGCAAGAGTTAATCCAGTTGTTAACTTCCCAGGCCAAGGTGTAACACTCTTTGGTGATAAGACTGCTCTTACAAAACCAAGTGCGTTTGACAGAATTAACGTCAGACGATTGTTCTTGGTTCTTGAAAAAGCAATTGCAACTGCAGCTAAGTTTCAACTCTTTGAGTTTAACGATGAGTTTACAAGAGCACAGTTCAGAAATCTAGTGGAACCTTTCTTGAGAGATGTTCAAGGTAGAAGAGGTATTTCGGACTTTAGTGTTGTCGCTAATGGTACAAACAATACAGGTGAAGTTATTGACCGAAACGAGTTTGTAGCAGACATTTTTGTTAAACCTGCAAGGTCAATTAACTTTATTACACTAAATTTTGTAGCTACTCGTACTGGTGTAGCGTTTAGTGAGATAGGAGGTTAATCATGGCTAATATAGATGACTTTAAAGCAAACTTAATCGGTGGTGGAGCGAGAGCTAACCAATACAGAGTAACGATCACTCCACCCTCTGGAATTGCAATAGGACTTGATGTAAGTAGAACTTCTTTTCTATGTAAAGCTGCAGCACTGCCTGGCGCAACACTTGGAACTTTTGATGTACCATTTAGAGGTAGGATAATTACCATCGCTGGTGATCGTCCTGCATTCCCAGATTGGACAACAACTTTCTATAATGATACAGACTTTATGATCAGAAACGCAATGGAAAGATGGAACAATGGTATTAATGATTTTGCAAATAATACTGGTGTAACTTCTCCATCTGATTATCAAACTGACTTAACTGTAGAACAGTTAGATCGTGATGATACAGTTTTGAAATCTTATATTTTAAGAAACTGTTTTCCTCTATCTATTGGTGAAATTGCACTAACAAGTGATGAGCAAACTTCTATTGAAGAATTTGAAGTTGTTTGGAAGTATCAACATTTTGAAGCTTCTGGCGTAAACTTCTAATTTTAACCTACTAAATAGAAGACAATAGTAGGAGATATTATGGCGAAATTATTTGGTTTCAAGTTTGAAAGAGTCAAAGACAGTGGTTCTCAAGAGCAATTTACTGAACCTAGTTCAGAAGACGGCTCTGTGCAGGTTGCTGGCGGAGGCTTTTACGCACAAACTTTGGATACAGATGGTAGACAGCGAAGTGAGTCTGACTTAATTCGCCGCTACCGTGATATTGCACAACAACCAGAGTGCGATAGTGCAATTGAAGATATTATTAATGAAGGTATTGTTGCCAATGAAAAAGATCAAGCCGTAGCGATTGAATTAGATAGATTAGGTTACCCTAAAAAAATCAAAGACCGTATCAGAGAAGAATTTGATACGGTCTTAGAACTTCTTAATTTCGATACTAAAGGACACGACATATTCAGACGTTGGTATGTTGATGGTAGACTTTATTATCATAAAGTTATTGATACAAAAAATCCTAAAAGGGGTATTCAAGAACTTAGGTATATTGAACCAGTTAAAATTCGTAAAGTAAAAGAGATTTCTAAAGCACCAAAGTCTAACTCCAGTGTAGATTTAATTCAAGATGTACAAGAATATTATATGTATAGTCCTAAAGGATTAAATTCTGGTGCATCTGAGGGTATTAAGATTTCTCCAGACAGTATTACCTATGTCCCAAGTGGTCTTGTAGACCAAAACAAAGGTCATGTCCTTTCTTATCTTCATAAAGCAATTAAACCAGTAAATCAATTAAGAATGATTGAGGACGCGCTTGTTATCTATCGTATATCAAGAGCTCCAGAAAGACGTATTTTTTATATTGATGTTGGTAACTTACCTAAAATTAAAGCAGAACAATATCTAAAAGATGTTATGAATCGTTATCGTAACAAATTGGTATACGATGCATCTACTGGTGAAATTAGAGATGACAGAAATCATATGTCAATGTTAGAAGACTTCTGGTTACCTCGCCGTGAAGGTGGTAGAGGAACAGAGATTACTACTTTGCCAGGCGGTTCTAATCTTGGTGAGATTGATGATATTACATATTTCAAACAAAAATTACTTAGGTCATTAAATGTACCTATGTCTCGTATGGAAGCTGAAGCAGGATTTAGTCTTGGTCGTTCTACAGAAATTACAAGAGATGAATTAAAATTCACAAAGTTTGTACAAAGACTTCGTAAGAAGTTTACTCCTCTATTTACTGATATTCTAAAATCCCAACTTATTCTTAAAGGTGTGATTACATTAGAAGATTGGAAAAAGATGCAGCAACATATTCAGTATGACTTCCTACAGGATGGTCACTTTGCTGAATTAAAAAGAGCTGAATTACTTGAGGATAGAATTAACGCATTAGGAAGTATTGAGTCGTATATTGGAACATTCTTCAGTAAAGAATGGGTACAGAAAAATGTACTAAATCTTACTGACCACGAAATTGAAGATATGCAGGTTCAGATAAATAAAGAAGCTGGACTTGATCCAGAAGATGGTGGAGTTGATATTCCACAAAACACTGACGGTATTACACGTTACCCATCAATGGATGGCGAACCAATACCTGCAGATGACGTATCAAAATATGATGGTGAAACCCCATCAAAAGATAATGGAGAAAACAAATGAGTGCAGAAAATTTTGTAGACTCGTTAAGCACTGGCGATAACTTAGGTGCAGAAACAGCCTTTAAAGAAGTAATGACTAGTAGAGTTGCTGATGCTTTAGAGGGAAAAAGAAAAGAAGTGGCAGGTACTTTTGTAAAAAACCACATACCAGAAGTAGAGGGTAATGAAGAAGTTTAATCAGATTAGCATGCCTGAAAAGGATGAGCATAAAAATACAAAAGAATATAAAAAACTTTCTCCTAAAATGAAGGGGGCGGTAGACAATGTTTTTGCTCAAATGGATGCTAAACCTTCAGATTTCCTAAATACTTTTGAAAAAACAATAAAAGAGATATCTAAAAAATATAAGGTGCCAGAAAAGCAACTTATGGGATATTTTGAAAAAGAGATGTTAGCATTTTAAGGAGTTAAATTATGGCTTTTGCAACAAGAACATTGAGGGACACAATAGTTGGAACTGCTGGTAATGGTGGTACTGTTACTATTTTAGTAAATATTGAAGATGATACAACCGCTAATAATGCCATTTTAGATGCATCTGCATTAGATGGCCACGCCGATGGTGCTAAGTTACACATTAACAGAATTTGGTGGGGATTGACACAAGGTAGTGCTGATGACGATACTGGTCATGTTGATATTCAAGAAAAAGGTTCATCAACTGATGTAGTTCAAATTAGACTTGCTGGTACAGGACATTATGATGGTTCAGCAGGTAAGATTGCGGCTGTAGCTACAAACGCAAGTGCAACATCTGGTGATCACGAAATGACTTGTTTTGGTACATCTGGTTTTGTAATGATTGAGTTTAGAAAAGACGAAAACTATACAGCATAAGGGATAAGATAATGTACACATTAAAATTAATATCTGAGCATATTGAACAAGATACTGATTTCTTAATTGAAGCCAAAGAAGATGGTAGTAAAAGTTACAAGATTAAAGGTATCTTTATGCAGGCTGATGTTAAAAATCGCAATGGTCGAATCTATCCTATGGAAGTACTAAATAAAGAGGTAAGAAGATATAATAAAGAATATATCAACGAGAAACGTGCATTTGGAGAACTTGGTCACCCTGATGGCCCAACAGTAAACCTTGAGAGAGCATCTCATATGATTACTGGTTTATATCCAGATGGTAAGAATTTTGTTGGAGAGGCTAAAATACTTGGTACTCCAATGGGAGAAATTGTAAAGAATCTAATGGACGAAGGAGCTAAGCTCGGGGTTTCATCTAGAGGCATGGGAAGTTTAGACCAAAAGAATGGTGCAAACTATGTGAGAAATGATTTTTATTTGGCGACAGCAGCTGATATAGTTGCCGACCCATCTGCTCCAAACGCTTTCGTAGAAGGCATTATGGAGGGTAAGGAGTGGATTTGGAACAACGGTTTAATGAAAGAAGCCGATGTTGCAGAGATAAAAGAGAATATAGAAAATAACAGTCGGACAAATAATTCAAAAGCTAACAGTTTAGCTTTTGCAAAGTTTCTTCAAAAACTGTAATTTTATAAATAATAATTAACAAACAAGGAGAAAATCCCCATGGCGAATGAACTAGATAAAACCATTGAGGAATTGGAAGCTGAAGTGCTTGGTGAACTAGAAGAAGCCAATGGACAAGACGCTCCCAAAAAATCTGCTGCACCCGCAGACAAGATTGATACCTCAGAAGCTGATTACGAAGATACAGGTGCCCCTGTAGTTTCCCCAGATCAGAAAGATGCTGCCGCTAAAAAGCTTGCTTCTAAAGCAAAACAAGTTGGTGGTGATGCACAACAAAAATCTGCTGGTAAAGCAGACAGTATGGATGCACCTAATGACGGAATGAAGAAGGTTGCAAAATCACTTGCAGCTGGCGATCAAGTCGATCACGATGGTGATGATCTAGCTGAAATGGAAAAAATGGAAATGGCCAAAATGACGAAAGAAATGATGGTCAATGCTATGTACGAAATGATGAAGGGTAAGAAAAAGACTGACCTTCAGGCAATGTATAGTGGTATGAAAAGTGCAACAGAAATGGATGACAAGGATATGGATGATGAGTCCAAAGCCAAATCTGAAGCTGTTGAAACTCGTTTAAAAACTATTGATGTTTCCGAGCACGTTGAAGCATTGATGACAGGAGAGGGTGACCTTTCTGAAGAATTTAAGCGTAAAGCAGCAACTGTATTTGAAGCTGCTGTTAAATCAAAAGTACGTTCTGAAGTAGAACGTATGGAAGAAGACTACAAAACTGAACTGGAAGAAAATATAAACACAACTAAGGGTGAGTTGACTGAAAAAGTTGACACATATCTAAACTACGTTGTTGAAGAATGGATGAAGGAAAATGAACTTGCCATTGAGCGAGGACTAAAAGGTGAAATTGCAGAAGATTTCATTTCTGGTCTAAAACAGCTCTTTGAAGATCATTACGTTGATGTTCCAGATGAAAAATATGATGTGCTTGAGGCACAATCAGACAAGATTTCAGAGCTAGAAGCTAAATTGAATGAAGCAATTGAACAATCTGTTCAAATGAAAAAATCCAATGCAGGTCTAGTGAAGGAACAGGTCGTATCTGAAGTTACTACAGATTTGGCCGATACGGAAATTGAAAAGTTTAAATCACTTGTCGAAGATGTAGATTATTCTGATGAAGAGTCTTATCGTGAGAAGTTGGGAACTTTGAAGGAAAGTTATTTTCCTAAGAATGCACCTACAGTGAATGAAACTATTGATTATGAAGACTCTGGCATCGCACAGGACGTTGATACTTCTGGTGCAATGGCGTCATACATGACTGCTATTGGGCGAACCGTCAATAGTGCAAAATAACTAAATTTTATAAATAGTAGAAATTAAAAGGAGATACCAAATGTATCAGACAGAACATCTACAAGAAAAGTGGCAGCCAGTCCTTGCGCATCCTGATCTCGCAGAGATTAAAGACCCGTACAAAAGGGCAGTCACAACAATCATTCTTGAAAATCAAGAAAAAGCTATCAAAGAAGATAGACAATTCATGGGCGAAGCAGCACCTACCAGTTCATCATTTGGTGGTAATGCCTCTCTAGATAGCTGGGATCCTATTCTTATCTCACTAGTCAGACGATCCATGCCAAATCTAATTGCATATGACATTTGTGGTGTGCAACCAATGACAGGCCCAACTGGTCTTATCTTTGCGATGCGTGCTCGTGCGTTATCACAAGACGGTGCAGAAGCTCTTGCTGATGAACCATCAATGTTGTCTAACCAAGACGCTGGTTCAGATACAGGTGGTGGAGATATTGATGGAACTAACCCATCAGTTCTTAACGATAGTCCTGCAGGAACATATACAACTGCAACTGGTATGACTTCACT